TACCAGTCGCCACCCTCAACGATGACGGCCGATGGACAGGCGGTGTGGAAAATATTCTGCCCGCTCGCCACGTCCATGGGTGTGCTGACTGAGGCCGATCTTCAAACCCTCGAGCGGTTGTGCGAAGTCGCCGCCGAGGTCCGCCGTTTGACCAAAGTTATTTCCGAAGAGGGCCATACCTATTCGACCGACGCCGGGCTGATAAAAGCGCATCCGGCAGTCGCGATGGCGGCTGCCGCCGACCGCCGGTTGCTCTCTTACCTTACCCATTTCGGCATGACACCCGCCGCCCGATCCAAGGTCCAGGCCATTGGCGAACCTCCAAGCAAAGACCCGGAAGACGAGTTCTTCAATTGAGGTCAAGAAGGTTTCCTATGCGGTCGACCCAGTAACGGCCTGGGCTCAAGAGGTTTACTCCGGCAAAGTGTTGGCCGGTCCCGATATTCGAAACGCATGTGGTCGCCACCTGCGAGACCTGGAAGACGGGCCGAAACGCGGGCTTACCTGGGATCTCGGAAAAGCCAACCGAGCGATTCGCTACTTCAAGACAGTGCTGAAACTCAACGGCGGTGAGCACGAAGGTCTGCCGTTCGTTCTACTGCCTTGGCAGGCGTTCATCGTCGGCTCGATCTTTGGCTGGATGGCGCCAGATGGGTTCCGCCGGTTCCGTACCGTGTACATCGAGTCGGGTAAAGGCTCAGGCAAGTCGCCGCTGGCGGCCGGAATCGGCCTCTACTGCTTGACCTCAGACAACGAGCCGCGCGCCGAGGTGTATGCCGCCGCGACGAAGCGCGACCAGGCAATGATCCTGTTCCGCGATGCGGTGGCGATGGTTGATCAGTCACCATCGCTCATGAAGAAAATCAAGAAGTCGGGCCGCGATGAGAAGGTCTGGAACCTGGCCTACCTGGCAACCGGTTCGTTCTTCCGTCCGATCAGTTCCGACGATGGGCAGTCCGGCCCGCGTCCTCACTGCGCACTGATTGACGAAGTTCACGAACACAAGAACAACAAGACCGTCGAGTTCATGCGGGCGGGCACCAAGGGCCGACGCCAAGCGCTGATCCTGATGATCACCAACAGTGGGCACGACCGTAACTCGGTCTGCTACAGCTATCACCAGCTCGGTGTGAACGTCTGCGAGGCCGGCGCCAAGGGTGTAACAAAACGGCACCGCCACTTCAACGACGGTTTCTTCTCTTTCATCTGCTCCCTGGATAAGGGCGATGACCCGTTCAAGGATGAGAAATGCTGGGGCAAGGCGAACCCGTCGCTAGGCCACACGTTCCAGCCGAAGTATCTGCGCGAGCAGGTGACCGACGCGAAGGGCATGCCTGCCAAGGCGAGCACGGTTCGTCGCCTGAACTTCTGCCAGTGGGTGGATGCTGCAAACCCATGGGTCGATATCGATACCTGGTTGTCATGTTGCGCGAAGTTCGATCCCGAAAAACTGGCAGGTCAAGCCTGCTATGGGGGGCTCGACCTTTCGGGCAAGCGCGATCTGACGGCGCTAAATTTGTACTTCCCGGAACAGGGCAAGTCGATCGCTGAGTTCTGGACACCCAAGGACACGCTACTCGATCGCGCCGCAATCGACGGTGTGCCCTACGACGTCTGGCTTGAAAGCGGACACATTCACGCACCGCCTGGTAAGGCGATCAACTATGCGTTCGTGGCAAAACGGCTGGGCGAGCTGGCAGCCAAGTACGACATAAAGGCCCTGGCCTTTGACCCTTACCACATGAGCTATCTGGAAGTGGAGCTTGAGGCTCAGGGCATTGAGTTGAATCTGGTGCCGCACGGCCAAGGGTTCAGACCCGCCCGCGAGTCGAACCTCTGGATGACTCATTCGATCGACTTGGTGGAAGACCTGATCACCACCGGGAAGATTCAGGTGCTGGAAAACCCTTGCCTGACTTGGAACGTGGCATCCGCCGTCATGGATGCGGACGCCCAGGAGAACAGAATATTTTCAAAGCGAAAACGAACTGGCCGGATCGACGGCGCGGTTGCCTTGGCCATGGCCGTAGGCGCAGCAGAGCAACGAACCGTGACGCAGAATCTTGACGACTTCCTTAATCGACCGATGAGCATGTAATGGCAGATACCGACTACAGCATTGACCTGCGCACCCGAAGCCCCTTCTGGGCGCGCATGGCGAGCTTCTTTGTCGGCGGTCGGTTGTCGACGCCGAACAAGGGATCTCAGACAGGGCCTGTTTCAGCTGCCGGCGAAGTGGGCGACTCGGTGGTGACCGACGAGCGCTCGCTCCAGATCGCGACCGTGTTCGCTTGCGTGCGACTTATCTCGAGCGTGACAGCTTGCATGCCCTTGGACGTTTTCGAAACCAAGGGCGAGGACAGGGTAAAGGTCGGGCTGGATAACCCGCTCGCGCGACTGCTCAAGTATCGGCCTAACGATTTCATGACGGCTTTCGACTTCCGCGTCGCGATGACCATGCAGCTTTGCTACTACGGAAACGCCTACGCGCTGGTGGAGCGAAACAGCGCCGGCGATGTGATCAGCCTTGTTCCGCTGATGTCGGTCAACATGGATGTTCGCCTGGAGGGCAAGCGGATCATTTACCGATATCGGCGCGACACCGAGTACGCCGATTTCAAGCAGAGCGATATTTTTCACCTGAAGGGTTTTGGTTTCAATGGACTGGTCGGGCTATCCCCGATCGCTTTCGCTGCCAAGACGGCAGGTGTCGCTATTGCCATGGAAGATCAGCAACGCGACTTCTATGCCAACGGTGCGAAGTCACCACAACTGCTGATGACGGGCGAAGGGAAGCTGCTCACCACCGAGCAGCGCAACCAGGTGGAGGCCAACTTCAAAGAGATATCCGGCGGCCCGGTAAAGAAACGGCTGTGGATATTAGAAGGTGGGTTTACCACCCAGGCCATCGGAGTGAGCCCGCAGGACGCTGAGACGATGGCTGCTCGAAAGTTTCAGGTGAGCGAACTGGCTCGGTTCTTTGGCGTCCCGCCTCACCTTGTGGGTGATGTTGAAAAGTCAACCAGCTGGGGCTCCGGCATTGAGCAGCAGAACCTGGGGTTTCTCCAGTACGCGCTCGATCCTTACCTTGAAATATGGGAGGGCTGCATTCTCCGCTGGCTTGTCAAGCCAAAAGACCTTGGCGTGTTCCACGCTGAGCACAACCGAGACGGCTTGTTAAGCGGCGACTCGACGGCGCGGGCGAACTACCTGAAAACCCTTATCGATACGGGGCTGCTGACACCGAACGAAGGAAGGCGGGTTAATAACCGGCCCAAGCTGCCAGGCGGCGATGTCGCCACACGCCAGTCGCAGAACGTGCCGCTTGATCAACTTGGCAAAACGAACCCCGCCCCTAGCGGGGTTTAGTTTTTCTGGAGCTACCCAATGTCAAATATCCAAAAGACCCTGGCCTTTACCGACACAGAAATCAAATTCTCCTCGGACGGCAAAGCTGGGGTTTTCGAGGGTTACGCCAGTGTCTTTGATGTCATCGACTCCGACGGCGACATCATCCTGCCGGGCGCTTACAAGAAGGCCTTGGCCGGACAAAGCCGAAAGGTCGGGATGTTCTTCAACCATCAAACGTGGGAAATGCCCGTCGGCAAGTGGCAGACACTGGAAGAAGACAGCAAGGGCCTGATCGTCGTTGGTGAGCTTACGCCCGGTATGTCCGCTTCCAACGACCTGCGCGCCGCCATGGAACACAAGACAGTCGAAGGTATGTCGGTGGGCTTCACGGTCACGAAAGACGACTACAGCATCATCGACACCGGCCGCGCCTTTAAGAACGTGCAAGCGCTTCGCGAGATCAGCATCTGCACCTTCCCTGCCAACGAACAAGCAACCATCGATTCTATGAAAAGCATGGAGTCGATCACCACCATTCGCGATGTAGAGCACTGGCTGAGGGATTCGGCCGGTCTATCGAAGTCGCAAGCACTGGGCTTTATCGCCCGGTTCAAGTCCGCAGTTCGGAGCGATTCCGAAGGTGGCGAAATCACCGCGCTCCTGGAGCGCATCAAGTCCTTCCCATCTGTAGGAAATTGAACCATGTCCGAATTGGCCCAAATTCAAAAGGCTATCGAAACCGCGCAAACCAACATGACCGCGCTGTTCGATGAGCAGAAGAAAGAGATCTCCGCTACCGGCGAGATCAGCAAGAAGCTGCAGGGTGACCTGCAAACTGTGCAGGACGAACTGAAGTCTGCCGGTACCCGCCTGTTCGATCTTGAATCGAAACTCGCTGGCGGCGCCCTGGACAACCCCGAAACCAAGAAGTCTTTTGCTGAACGCGCAGCCGAAGACCTGAAAAAAGGCTGGAATGGTTCCACTTCGGGCAAGGTCGACGTGAAGAGCTTCAGCAAGGCTCTGGGCGCCGGTGCAGCCTCTGCGGGCGCGCTGGTCCAGCCGCAGCAGAACGCCGGCATCCTGATGCCAGGGCTGCGCCGCCTGACCATCCGGGATCTGCTGGCGCAAGGTCGCACCACCTCCAATGCCATCGAGTACGTGCGCGAGAACGTGTTCACCAACAGCGCGGCACCGGTGGCTGAAGGCGCGCTCAAGCCTGAGTCGCAGCTGACCTTCACGAAGGAAACCGCCAACGTCAAAACCATCGCTCACTGGATTCAGGCCTCGCGCCAGATCATGGACGATGCCCCGATGCTGGAATCCTACGTGAACGGCCGCTTGCTCTTCGGCCTGGACCTTGTTGAAGAAGGTCAGTTGCTCAACGGCGACGGCACCGGCGACAACCTGATCGGCTTGAATAAGGTGGCCAGCGCCTACGACGTTGCACTCAACGCCACGGGTGACACCCGCGCTGACCAGATCGCTCATGCCATCTTCCAGACGAGTGAGTCGGAGTTCGAGGCTTCTGGCCTGATCCTCAACCCGCGCGACTGGCACGCGATCGCGCTGTTGAAAGACGCTGATGGTCGCTACATCTTCGGTGGCCCCGCTGCATTCGCCGCCAAGGTTATGTGGGGCCTGCCGGTGGTGGCCACCAAGGCTCAGGCGCAGGGCACGTTCACTGTTGGCGGTTTCGACCTGGCCTCGCAGATTTGGGATCGCATGGATGCGACCATCGAGATCAGCAACCAGGATCGCGACAACTTCGTGAAGAACATGCTGACCATCCTCTGTGAAGAGCGCCTGGCGGTGACTCACTACCGTCCGACCGCAATCATCAAAGGCACTTTCACTCCAGCTGAATAAACATAGGTCCGGGGCAGGCAACTGCCCCGATATCGACATGAAGACTATTCGTGCGTTGCGGCAGTTCTCCCATTATCACGCCGGACACTTCGATCAATTCGAGGAGCGCCCGGTGACTGATGAGATCGCCGAGGCCTTAATCGGCATGGACTTGGCTGAGGAAGTCGAAGCGGCTCCCGCGCCTAAGGAAAAGCCAGTGACAGTCAAGAAAGCGAAGGCAATCTAAATGATCGACCTGGCGCGCGTGAAGTTGCACCTCCGTGTCGACGGTGATGCCGAGGACGCGATCATTGCCGGTTACTTCGAGGCAGCCAAGTCCCACGTCGCCATGCACTGTGACCGAGAGTTGGTGGAAACCGAGCCGACAGGACCAGAGCAGATGGGTTTAACCCCGGATGTCGAACAGGCGGTGCTGCTGCTCGTGGGCCACTGGTACGCCAACCGAGAAGCGGTGGTGACCGGGACAATCTCAACTGTCGTGCCGCTGGCCGTTGATCGACTTCTCTGGTACAGGAAGCGCTTCTGATGAGAGCAGGCCCAATGCGTCACCGGTGCACGATGTTCAAGCCGGTGCTGACCAAGAACAAGACAGGTGGGCAGGATGTCACCTGGTCTGAAATCGGCGAGCTTTGGTCGGAGATAACCATGCCGACGGGCCGGGTTTCACCCGTTGCTGAGCAGCTGAAGGTCTTGGTCACTGCCGAGATCCGCATCCGCCCCCGGGCCGACGCTGTCGCCGGCAATCGCCTTGTGCACACGGTGAACGGAATCAGCACCACCTATCTGATCGGCGCGGCGCTGATCGACAACGAGAACACCATGCTTCGGCTGCTGTGTTCAAACGTACCCAATCCATAGAGGTGAAGCATGAAAGTTATTGCCCTGGGCACCCTGTCCGGCGCTACCGGCGACCGAGAGAAGGGTGAAGAATTTACCGTCGACGCCAAGCTTGGCGCTGACCTGGTCGGGCGTGGCCTGGTAAAGGCTGCACCTGAAACCGCGCCTGTCGCTGAAAAAGCCTCAAAGGCCAAGGAGTAGGTCATGGCCGCCCGCCGATCCCGCATGTCGGGCGACTTCAAGTTGCGCCGGACGCTGCGAAACATCCACAAGACCATGGATAACGAGCTGGTCGGCGTGATGCAGGAGAGTGCTGACAAGATCCTGGCCACGATGCGGCAGCTTATTCCCAAGGACACTGGCGCCGCGTCGGCTGCACTGAGGGTGTTTGTGTCGAAGAGCGGCCTCAATGCCGAGATCGGCATCCGGGGCAAACGCGACACCCAGCGCTTCTTCTACCTCCGCTTCCTCGAGTACGGCACCAAGGGCTACAGCGGCACCCTTTACCGCCGGGCTGACAGTAACGCGGTGGGCGGCCAGCACACCAACAACCGGGACAAGTCGAAGTTGTCCGGGCGGCGCAATGCGTTGCGGGCGCGGGACACGAAGAACAAGTCGGACGGCTCGACCTTTTACGGCAAGTACCCGGATATCCCGGCCCGGCCGGCTCACCCTTGGTTGCGGCCTTCGAAGGACGTGAATCGGGAATTCGTCCTGGCCAACATCCGCGCTGCAGTGGCCAGCGCCTTGCGCAAAGCCAGTATGGGAGCAAGCGATGCCTGATCCATCCGTAGCATTGCAGGAGGCGATGTTTGCCAGGCTGGAGGCCGAAGTGTCATGTCCGGTCTATGACGGTGCGCCGATGGATTCGGACATGCCCTACGTCTCGTTTGATCGGGAGATCTCCACCAACATCTCGCCCATTGCCGGCAGGAAGCGTCAGCAGCGCCTGATCTACCTGTCGGTCTGGTCGGACGCTCATGGCCAGGCCGAGGTGAAGCGCATCCTCGGCGAGGTTGTGGCAGCCCTGGATGAGCGCCGGTTGCCGTTGGACGTTGGCCGAGCAGTGTCGGTCCGGGTCGAGCAAGCCGACGCCCAGCGCGATGCTGACGGCGTCACGTACCAGGGATCGATCACGGTCCGCATCATCACCACCCACTAAACCCAACACCCGGCCGCACCGCGGCTTTATCCAATGTGCCCTTGGAGGAACCCCCATGGCCGAAGACAACCTCAACACAGCCGCCGGCTGCCGGATCGGTATCGGTAGCAAGAACGGCGCGGACACTGAAGCGCTCTACAAGGCAGACACCTACGTCGATATCGGCGAGGTGGAAGACCTGGGCGAGTTCGGCGACACGTTCAGTTCCGTTACCTTCACCTCGCTGCGCGATGGCCGCGTACGCAAGTACAAGGGCACCGCCGATGCTGGTGACCTGACTCTGGCCGTCGGCCTGGACAATGGCGACCTGGGCCAGGCCAAACTGAAGATCGCTCACAAGGATCGCAGCAAGGGCGACTACAACATCAAGATCACGCTGAACGATGGCGATCCTGATGCAACCCCGGCGCTGCTGCCGACCACCTTCTACCTGCGTGGCAAGGTGATGAACAACACCGTCGCCGCCGGCGCCGCTGACAACGTGGTTCGCCGCAACGTCACCATCGGCATCAACTCCGACATCCTGGAAATTCTCCCGGCTGCCGCGGCTTAACCCGAGGGGCTTCGGCCCCGAACCCAAAGGATTCGACGCATGAGCAAGACCCTTTTCGGTACCGTCGACATCAGTCTCGACGGCGAGACGTACACCCTCAAGCCCACGCTCGGCGCGGTGCGGGCCATTGAGGCCCACTTCGGCGGGCTGCGCGGCGCCTCCCAGGCAATCAACGCGCTGAGCGTCGATGGTTGTGCGGTGATCATCGCCGGCGGCGCCGGGCTGACCGGCAAGGCCGCTGAGGCCATCGCTGAGCAGGTTTGGCAGGCCGGTGTCCTCGATGTCTCCGTGCAGCTCAATGCCTACCTGGTGGCGCTGTACAACCCGAAGGGCCCTGACGCGGGAAAGGAAAAGCCGGCGGCGGCGTAAGTGCTGTCGAGAACGGCAGCTACGTCGACCGGCTCTACGCGGTAGCCACTGGCTGGTTGGGCTGGTCGCCTGAACTGGCCTGGGCCACACCTATCCCTGAACTGTTCCTGGCCATGGACGCCAAGATCGAATGGGCGCAGATGACGAATCCCTTCGGCGGTGGAAAGGCCAAGCCCAAGGCGGACAAGCCATCCGCGTCGACTGTGGCAGATAAGCTGCGCCAGGCGCTGACTGGCCGGAACGCTTGATTTGCGTTCTCCGATATCTGGTACCCTCACTATTTTGAATTGGGAGGGATTCCATGCAGATACTAATTTTTCTCGCTCTTCTGGTGATTATTGTTTTACTTGCACCTTGGATGCTCGGTGTGCTCGCCGCAGTGTTTGTGGCTGGTGGCGCTGCGTTTGCTGTTGTCTTTGTTATCGGCGCGGTGGTTTTGGCTTTAGGTGTTGCATGGATAACGTATTTCAGCAACCCAGCGAGACAGCAGGCCAGGCTCGAAAGGCGCATCAAAAAGATTACCGATGCAGCCAACAGGGCCAACAGTCGAAACGATTGATCAAACTAGATCTCATCTGAATTTTTTATAGCCCGGCGTTGCCGGGTTTTTTATTGCCTGGAGAAAAGCATGGCCGATACTGACGTAAACGGGATGCTCGTTCGCATTGAGGCCACCACGGCGCAGTTGCGCCAGGAGATGGCCAGGGCAGACTCCAGCGTTGGTCAGTCGGCTGGCAAGATCGATAAGAGCTTGGGTCGGATCGATACCGCATTTGATCGAGCGGGGGAGAGCGCCCAAAGTGCTGCAGGCCTGATTAAAGGGGCATTGGCGGCTGCGGTTGGCGCCGCGTCTGTCAGCAAGATCATCGAGACGGCCGATTCGTTTAGTCAAATGTCCGATCGTATCGGAATGGCTACCAGCAGCGTGGGCGAGTACAACCTGGTTCAGGATCGCCTGCTTGATACCGCCAAGCGTACGTATCGGCCACTTGCCGAGGCACAAGAGCTGTACATCCGCACGTCGGATAGTTTGAAGTCAATGGGCTACAACACCAGCCAGGCGCTGGATGTTATGGACAGTTTTAGCTTTCTGCTGGTAACGAACTCCGCGTCCGCAGATAAAGCCAGCTCAGCCATCGACGCATACTCGAAGGCGCTCCAAACCGGCAAAGTAGAGGCGGATGGGTGGCAATCGATCCTCGCCGCTATGCCGACTGTTGTGGACACGATTGCCAAGTCGACAGGCAAGACCGCTGAAGAGATTCGTAGTCTCGGGGCTCAGGGGAAATTGGGTCTCGATATCCTAACGGAGGGTTTGCAGAAGTCCGCAGAGGCAAATGGACTGCTTGCTGACAGCATGGGGGTAGCTGTCCGTGACGCCATGCAGAACCTCAACAATGCCTTCTCGGTATATGTTGGGCGCCTTAACGAAACAACGGACGGCACCGGGGTACTGGCCAAAGGAATTAGCGTCCTTGGCGATAACTTCGAAACTCTCGCGAACATCGCCGGAGTAATAGCTGTTGGCGCTCTGGCTGGTTACGGCCGCCAGTTAGCCGGATCTGCCGTGGCCTCTGTCAACGCGACTAGAGCAGCGGTTGCTGATGCTGTGGCTCGCAAGGCCCAGGCCGCCGCAGTCCTACTTGCCGCCCAGGCTGAGCAGCAAAAGGCTCAAACCTCAGTGTTCCTTGCTGAAAAAGAGGCTGTGGCCGCACGAGGGACTGCCGTACAAACTCAGATGTCGTTGCAGCTCGCTGAAGCGAGAATGGTCGAGACTCGCGCTACTGCTGCAGTTGCTACCGCTCAGGCCGCTGCCAGTCGAGCATCTTTAGGGGTTATGGGTGTACTCGGCGGACCTGCCGGCATTGCCGTTCTTGCCGTTGGGGCCGCCACAGCCTTTCTCACGCTGCGCGACAACACCAGTGTCCTTGAAAAGAAGCTTGGAGATCTTGGTGACCCACTAGATAAGCTCGTTGAGCGATTCAATAAGCTCAATCGCGCAACTCAGTCGGTCACGCTGCGCGAACTCAAAGCCTCCATTGAGGATGCCGAGGGCGATTTGACCACGGCCGCCGGCTCGATCGCCTTTGAGTTTCAGAGCAGCCTGACCAATGCTGGCCTCGCCGGTGCTTCTGGGTTCATGGCTGGCATCGCTCCTTTGCCGCCGGAATTCCAGTCGGCAATGGACATCATCAAGAAGGCATCGTCCGACCAGTCGGCCGGTATGGTTGTTGACTGGAAGGCTGTTGCCGACCAGGTGCGCGAAGTTCCTGGAGTGACTGCCGAAATGGCAGACGCACTTGAAAAAAGTGGCGGGGCCGCAGCCGAGAAAGCCGAGTTAATCACCAAGCTCAAGACGGCAATGGCCGAGCTCACCGGTCAGACCGATGAAAATACCAGGTCCGAGCTAGAGAATGCCGCCGCAAAGGCTGCGGCGGCGGGTGTCGGTCAAAAATATCTCGAGCTGTTACAGAAGCAATTAGGCGCAGCCCAGGACAAGACAGCGCTCGCGGCGGCCAATCGATTCATCTCAGAAAACACGCTTCTCACAGAAGAGATGATTGTTGCCATCCGATCAGCAGCTGCCGCCAAAGATGCCCAGAAAGCTGCCGACGACGCAGCAACAAAGGCCAAGCAAAAGAATACCAGCGCAACCGAGTCAGCAGCGAAGCATCAGCTAAAGTCATTCGACACGGCCGAGGAAGGCTACAAGCGCCAGATCGAACTGATCAACACCACCGGCAACAAGCAGAACGAAGCCACGGAGGTGATGAAGCTTTCCTTCGAGCTCCAGGAAGGGAAGCTCGGCAAGCTGAGTGAGGCGCAAAAGAAAAAGCTCCAGGGCATGGCCGCCGAACTGGATGCGCTGAACAAGCTGAAGAAGGCCAACGAGGACGACCTGAAGCTGACGGCGTTCAAGAATGCCCAGGCGCTGACCACCCAAACCACGAAGGACGGGTTTGAGCAGGAGTTGGCGGGCGTGGGCATGGGCGACAAGGCCCGCGACCGGATGCGCGCCGACCTTGCAATGCGGCAGAAGTACGCCGCTGACGTCAACGAGTTGGTTAAGCAGCGCAACAGCGGCGAGATCACGCCGGAGCTTTATCAGAGCGAGACGGCGGTACTGCAGGCCGAGCTCGACAAGCGCCTTCAGGCTCAGCAGGATTTCTACGACGCCACGGATGAGCAGCAAACCAACTGGATGAATGGCGTCAACGAGGCCTGGGCAAACTATGCCGATGCCGCTCGTGACTATTCCGCCCAGGCTGCGGACCTCACCAACACCGCGCTGCAAAACGGTACCAGCGGCCTTGGCACTTTCTTCTCTGATGTGGCCAGCGGTGCCGAGGATGCCGGTGACGCTCTGGGCGATATGATTGGCAACTTCGCCAAGTCGATGCTCAAGGCATTGGGTGATATGGCGGCCCAGTGGTTGATCTACCAGGGTGTGCAGTTGCTGGTGGGCAAGACCACTCAGGCGAGTGCCGCCGGGACGCTGGGGGCGAACGCGCAAGCTATGTCGCTTACAGCCGGCCTGAACGCCTTTGCCTCCACGGCGGCGATTCCGATCATAGGCCCTGCGGCAGCGCCGGCAGCGATGGCCACTGCTATGGCTGTTACCGGCCCCCTGGCCTCGGCTGTGGGGATGACCGCCTTGGCAGGTATGGCTCACGACGGTATCGACTCGGTACCAGAAGACGGCAGCTGGTTTCTGCAAAAGGGCGAGCGAGTTACCACTGCTCAAACCAGCGCCAAACTGGATGCAATGCTGTCCAGGATCGACAACAGCCTGAGCAGTTCGCAACCCCAGGCGCAGATTGGTGTTGGTAGTCTTGAGTCATCCGGCGACGGGCGTGCTGCGATGGTCGGATCTTCTCCCGACTCGCCGAGCGGTCCTTCTCAAGTCATCTTTAGCGCGCCCGTTACGGTTCAGGCCCAGCCTGGCATGAGCAATCAAGAGGCACAGATGCAGGGTGACTCAATCGGCGCGGCGCTTGAGGCGCGCATGGGCAAGTTCCTGGATGCAGAGATGCGCCAGGGCGGTCGGCTTTGGAGGCGCACCTGATGGCGGAGACATTCAGCTTCGATGTTGAGGCCGGGGCCGATGGTGATGTCAGCCAGCGTACTTGGGAAAACGAGTTCGGTGACGGCTTGGTACAGGCGGGCGGCATCGGGATCAACACCAAAAGCCAGTCTTGGAGCCTAGTGCACACAGGAGTCGATGAGCCTGGCGATGAGTTGCCCGAGCTGATCGCATTCCTCGATCGGCATGAGGGCTACAAGTCCTTCCGTTACTCTCCACCAGGTGAGCCAGAAGGCTGGTACCGCGCAAACGGTTATCAGAAAAAGGCCCTCGGCATGGGGATTTACACCGTTACGTTCACCGTAAAGCAGGCCTTCAAGCCATAACGCCAACCCTCAACAACCCCGCCAGGTGCGGGGTTTCTTGTTTCTGGGGCCCCATGAATTACAACACGGATATTCAAAAGCTCGAGCCCGGCAATCAGATCAGGCTTTACGAGTTGGACGCGACCCGTATTGGCGCTCAGATCTGGCGCTTCCACGGGCACGCTCATGAAGGCGAGATCATTTGGCAGGGCCAGCTCTACTCGCCGCTCCAGATGGAAGCGAAGGGCTTCGACATTCGTGGAGATGGCCGCCCGGCCACGCCAAGCCTGCAGGTCACTGACGAACTTGAAGGTGTGCGCGGGGCTATCACGGCGCTGTGCTTGCGTTTTCGCGATCTCGCCGGCGCCCGGGTCACGGTGATCGAAACGTTCCGTCACTTCCTGGATGCGGCGAACTTCCCCGAAGGCAACCCCGATGCCAGTGACCAGGCCAAGCGCAATATCTGGTTCATTGAGCAGAAGACCGAAGAGCTGCCCGGGATATCGCTGACCTTCGAGCTTTCCAGCCCCACGGATATGGAGGGCCAGATGTTGCCCTCGCAGCAGATCACCAAGCTCTGCCGCTGGGCTTGTCGCGGTGGATACCGGCAAGAGGCCTGCGCCTATACCGGAACTGCGATGTTCGACAAAAAGAACCAGCCCACCGACAACCCCGCGCTAGATCGGTGCGGTGGCTGGTGGAGCAGCTGCAAGCTTCGGGGCAATACACGCCGATTCGGCGGCTCAATGGGCGCAAGCCTGATCGCAAGTTCGAGGTAGCCATGCGTATTAGCCAAAAATTGCAGAGCGATATCTGCGGCCACGCCGAGCGCGTCTATCCGGCAGAGGCTTGCGGGGTGCTGATCAAGACGCCGACCGGGCGCGAGTACGTGCCGTGCACCAACCTGGCAACCACGCCACGGGAAAACTTCCAGATCGATCACCGGGACATGGCCTTGGCTGAGGATCGAGGTGAGGTGCTTGCGATCATTCACAGTCACCCGGATAGGGCACCTGCGCCGAGCATGGCCGATCGCGTCAGTTGCGAGTTGCATGAGTTGCCTTGGGGGATCGTAGGCTGGCCGGGTGGTGAGTTCGAATGGTTCAAACCCTCTGGCTTCCAGGCCCCACTGTTGGGCCGTGACTTCTCCCATGGGTTGCTTGATTGCTGGGCGGCCTGTCGTGACTGGTATGCGCGGGAGGGCGGACTTCAGTTGCCGAACTTCGAGCGTTCCGACCTCTGGTGGGAACAGAAGGATGGGCCAAGCCTCTATGAGGAAAACTTTGAGGCGACTGGTTTCTACCAGGTAGGCGAGGCGCGCCGCGGTGACATGCTTGTGCTGCAGGTGCCAACGCCTGGCCGGGAGTGCTACTTCCCCAATCATGCTGCGATCTATCTGGGCGATGAGCCGACGCTCATCAGCGAGCCAGCACCGAAGCTAGGCGGTTCCGGACCGTTCATTTATCACCATATGCCTGGGCGACTTGCTGCCCGAGAAATCTACGGCTGGTCATTGGCCAGCCGGGTCAAATTGATCCTCCGGCACAAGGACTACAGACCATGACCATGCGCACTATCAAGCTCGGCGGCGTCCTGGGCCAGAAGTTCGGCAAGGTATACCGCCTCGACGTGCAAAGCTTTCGTGACGCTATGGGCGCCTTGTGCGCAATGAAGCCGGGCTTTGAGAAATACCTGCGCACTGCTGAAGAGCGAGGTCTGGTGTTTGCGGTGTTTGTCGATGAGCGGAACCTTGGCGCGGAAGAGTTGGACCTCACAGACCGTTCTGCCGGCGACATTCGTATTCAACCAATTGTGCAGGGCAGCAAGCAGGCGGGCATGTTCCAGACGCTGTTGGGCGTGGTGCTGATCGTTGCAGGCCTCTTCACCGGCGGTACCACCTCAACCTTGGGTATGGGACTGCTCGCCGCCGGCGCGGCAGTAGGCCTGGGCGGTGTAGTGCAAATGCTGTCGCCGACTACCAAGGCAAACGCCGAAGGCAAGAACGACGACGGCAACAACCCGAGCTACGGCTTCGGCGGGGCGATCACCACTATCGCCCAGGGCAATCCTTACCCGCTGCTGTATGGCGAGCGAGAGATTGGCGGCGCTGTCGAGTCTGGCGGCATCTACACCCAAGACACCTACTGATCCAACGATCACTACTGACCCGCTTCGGCGGGTTTTTGCATTCTGGGAGGGCGCATGAGCGCAGTAGTAAGCAAGAAGCGCTGCGTGCAGCCGAGAGTGCGCCGCGCTGTTGTCGGCAGCAAGGGCGGCCAGGCCAAGCAGAAAAGCCCCACCATTGCCTCGAACAGCGTGCCGTCGCTGTCCACTGCGCGCATCACCTACCTCTGGAGTTGGGGCCCCATTGTTGGCCCAGTAGACGGCCTGCGTTCGATCAAGCTGGACGGGACGCCCATTCAAGCCCCTGACTGGACGATCAATTACCCAGGTGTTAAGTGGCAGTTTCGCAATGGTGAGCTGAACCAGGAACGCCTGGAGGGCATTGCCGAGTCCAGCAACGAGATCGACGTAAAGCAGGAGTTGCGCAGCGGGACGCCGTGGCTGCACACCATCAACAACTCGGTCATCGATGCCGTGCGCATCCGGTTCAGTTGGCCAACGCTGCGTCAGCAAGATACCGCCGGGAACATCAGCGGAGTCCGGGTGGATTACGCCGTCGATATTTCGACGGATAACGGCCCGTATGTGCAGGTTCTGACGTCTTTTGTTGATCGCAAGAACGTCACCAAGTATGAGCGATCGCACCGTCTCAACCTGCCCACCGGTTCAAAGTGGACAGTTCGCGCTCGGCGCCTGACACCCAATGCCGGTAGCGACCTGGTGTCCGATGAGATGGTAGTTGAGGCGATTGCTGAGGTCGTAGACAGTGATCAGGAATACCCGCTCACGTCCGTCGGCTGCATTGAGTATGACGCTCAATTTTTCGGCGGCGATATTGCCAAGATTGCGGTGCTGATGCGTGGCCGCATCATTCGCGTACCGGCCAACTACGACGCTGCCACCAGGACATACGCCACGGCAGGCACTGGTACCAGCAATGGGATTTGGGACGGCACCTTTAAAGAGGCCTACACCAATAACCCCGCGTGGATCTGGTACGACCTAGCCCTGCACCCGTATTACGGGCTGGGTGATCGCATCGACGCCACCATGGTGGACCGCTGGGCGCTCTACCGTATCGCGCAGTACTGTGACCAAATGGTGCCGGACGGTAAGGGAGGCCAGGAGCCGCGCTTTACGTGCAACCTGTACTTCCAGAAGCAGGCCGAGGCTTACGCGGTGCTGCAGGACTTGGCTTCGATTTTCCACGGGTTGGCCTTCTGGGATGGCAGCCAGATCGTGGTCAATGCAGATATGCCTGGGGACCCGGTCTACACATACAACCAAACGCAGATCCTCAATCAGGGCGGAATCAAGTACGACGGCAGCCGCGCACGCGATCGCCACACCCTCTACATGGTTGCCTGGGACAACCCAGACCAAGGCTTCGAGACCGACAAGGAGCCAGTGTTTGATGACGAGGCTCTGGCGGAATTGGGCGTCGTTCGTGACACATCACTTGATGCCATTGGTTGCACGTCGCTTGGTCAGGCCCAGCGGGCCGGGCAGTGGGCGCTGATGACCGAGCAGTTGCAGACTCGCGGTGGTGTTTTCCGTGTTGGCCTGGATGGTGATATTCCGCGCCCGGGCCAGGTGATCGCCGTTGCCGACCCTGCGCTGGCTGGCCGGGCGAATGGCGGGCGCATATCTGCGGCTGCTGGCCGGGTGGTTACCCTGGATCGAGACACCGAGGTTCCCGTGGGAGCGAGGCTTTACGTCAACTTGCCAAGCGGGAAGTCGGAGGCTCGCCAGGTGCGCTCTGTCTCCGGGCGGAACGTCACCGTCATGGCTGATTTCAGCGAGCAGCCCCAGGCCGAATGCGGATGGGTGCTTGATTACGACGACTTGAAGCTGATGCAGTTCTACGTTCGCAATGTCACGCGGCCTGAGTGGCACCAGTTCCAGCTCGAGGTGATTCAGCACGAACCGAGCAAGTTTGACTACATCGACAACGGCGCCGTGGTCGATACCCGGCCTATCACTGGGATTCCTATCGGCACCCAGGATCCGCCGGCGCGTGTGCTGCTCAGCCAGAACGTAGTCATTGACCAGGGCATTGCGAGCACCGTCATGACGATTGCCTGGGATGCGGCGCCCAACGCCGTGGCCTATGACGTTGAATGGCGGTGGGGCGCGCGTGAGTGGGTAAGGGTGCCGCGTACCGGCGAACTGCTTGCCGATGTGCCGGGCATCTACTCAGGCCAGTACATGGCCAGGGTGCGCGCAGTGAGCGCTTCCAATGTTTCATCGGTGCCTACGACTTCGATGTTGACCAACCTCGAAGGCAAAACCGGGCTACCGCCGGCGGTAGCGTTCCTGTCCACCACCAGCGAGCTGTTCGGCATTGGCCTTCGCTGGGGTTTCCCGGCTGGCGCTGAGGATACCCAGCGCACCGAGCTGTGGTATGGACAGGCCAATGATCTGTCGGTGGCGACCAAACTCGCAGACTTGGCGCACCCCCAGGCGAATTACAGCATGCAGGCCCTAAAGGCTGGCGCGCAGTTCTTCTTCTGGGCGCGCCTGGTGGATCGTACCGGCAACGTTGGCCCGTTCTATCCAGTCGGTAACGGCGTGATGGGAATGGCCAGTGCTGACGCTGCGCCGGTGCTGGATTTGATCGCCGGGCAGATTGGGCGTACGGAGCTGGGCAAGGACATAACGGACGAGATCGACAAGATCCCAGGGCTGCAGGCGCAGATCGATGCGCTCGACGGCTTGTCGGCGTACGACCCTGAATCGGTGTACCTGGAAGGTGATCTGGTGGTGGTCGGTAAGCGTATCTACCAGGCCACGCAATTGGTGCCGGTGGATACGTCGCCGCCGAATGCTGCTTACTGGGTGGACGTTGGCCAGGTGCTGGTCACGGCCAACGGGCTGGCGCGCCAGGTTGAGATCAACACCATCAGCATCACGGAGCTGGATGGCGCGGTCACGGCTCAAGCGTCGAGCCTCCAGGCCCTGCAGTCGGCGTACAGGGACGACACGGGCGAAGGTGACCTAGCGGATGCGATCCAGGGCTACAACGCGTCTGCGAGTTTCGCGCAGGAAGTGAAGACGCGCGCCTCGCAGAACGCGGCCATGGTGCAACGGCAGGCTGAGCTCTCCGCAGAGGTGGGCGATGTCGCCGGTACCGTGACTGATCTGGAAAGCGTTGTGGTCACCGACCGCGAGGCTACGGCTCAGGCCATCCAGCAGATCGGCGTCAAGATCGCCGGCAACTCGACAGACATCCAAACGGTAAGCCGCGCCCAGGCCGATACCGACGGCAAGTTCTCCACGATGTACTCGGTGAAAATGCAGGTGAACGCGGACGGTCAATTGGTCGCGGCTGGTTTTGGTCTGGGTATCGAGCAGGATGAAGAGGGAGTTCTTCGGAGCCAGTTCTTGGTGAGTGCTGACCGTTTCGCGATTGTCAGTACGCTGGCCGGCGGGCAGGTGTTCACGCCGTTCACGGTGGATAACGGGCAGGTCTTCATGCGCTCGGCGTTCATTCAAGACGCGTCTATCGGTGTGGCGAAGCTGACCCAAAGCATCCAGTCGGAGAACTACGTTCCGGGTAAAACGGGGCTGATGATCAATTTCGTAACCGGTGAGTTTGAGCTGAACAGCACGGTCGGGGAGGGTGGTCGTCAGATCGTCAACAACCGTGGAGGTAAGGTTTACGACGAAAACAATATCAAGCGATACCAGTGGGGAGACCTCACCGCATGAGCTATGGGATAAGGGTTTGGGGTCCGACTGGCCTGCTTGAACTGGATGAAAACTCCTTCACTGTGAGGGTTGTTCATTCGTCTTTGATCACGCGCCCAGCGGGCACCTCATACAGTGACATCGCGGTTGCTGGATGCGATCCCACAACATGCAACGCAGTGTGCATTCCTGTTTCAGAGTATCCGGCAGATCCCAGTGCACAGAACCTCTACGCGATTCAATATGAGCCTGAAGTTGCGTATGGGTTTGTGCGTGTTTGGTATGTGAATAGAGGAATAGATCCGTCCTCCCCACCAGCACCTGGCCTTGCAACTCAAAGGCTATTAGTTATGAAGTATCGATAATGGCTTATGGCATGAGCTTCACCAACAAAGCCGGAACTGTAGTCCTAGACTCCGAGTTTTCTAGGCTTGTCGTTCTTCATCGAGGGGATTACAGCGGGCCAATTAGTTTTCCGTCTCCGGTTACTTCTCAAGAGCCGCCCTTGGTTTTCATAAGGCCGAACTCTTCTTTCACGTTGAGCTACGCACGAATTAGCGGCGGCCCAGGGAATTGGACGGGCTTCTCGTTCAATGGGGGAGGATCGGGAAAGTACTTTGCGGCGTCGTTCGGGGCCACGCCTACAGCTAGATTCGGTTTTAGGATATGGGATGGCTCGGGGAAACTATTGGTTGATAGCGGAACTCCCTGTGCGCAGTTCACGCGGACAATCTCGTCTTGGGCCAATATTGGCTCAGGCAGCACAGGGCAAGGAACAACTCAAGTTTTCTTCACTGCCACATCACCTCTCAATACGGGTGACTTTATGTTGATAAATAATATCGGCATGGATGTAAGTGCAGGGGTTGCTAAAGCGGCGAAGCTTTATTGTCAGTGGGACTATTCCGCCAACAGAATAGTAATGTCCACGGTTGGCGTTTCAAACTCAGCAACATTCTATGTTCCTGTTGTATTCGCCAAACCAATAACATAGGTGAATTAAATGACTTGGTACAAGACGGGAACGGTTACTGTTGCATCTGGCAGCAATGCTGTTATCGGCATGGGCACATCCTTCATTGCAAACTCGCGCGTTGGCGATGCCTTTCGTGGGCCAGATGGCGGGTGGTATGAAGTTACAAACATTGCAAGTAACACCTCCCTTTCGATTGCGCCAGATTATCAAGGCGCATCGGTGGCAGCTGGCGCGTACTCGCTTGCTCCCATGCAGGGATACGTCAAAGACTCGGCCGACGCACTGCGAGAAGCGACCAAGACCATCGCCGGTGGCGTGGCGGATATGCAGGAGCAAGTGGCGGCTGCGACCGAGGCTGCTGAATCTGCTGGGCAATCCAAGGCGACGGCCACTGAGCAAGCAGGTATTGCGACTGCGGCCGCAGAAACCTCTACTGGCAACAAGAACGCCGCGCAGCAAGCAGCCCAACAAAGCCAGGGCTCTGCGCAGGCATCTAGTGATGCAGCCGTTAGATCTGAAACCGCCCGGGATTCCATCATCCAATCGGAGCAGGCGGCCGCCGCGTCAGCTGCAGCAGCGAAAGATTCGGCAGACCGAGCTGAAGAGGTTACTGAAGGTAAGGCAGCCAGTGGCAACAACAACGATATCACTTCGTTACGGGCGCTCACTGCGGACGGTTTCGACCGGCTACGCCAGGGAATCGCGGCGATGGTTGGCGCAACTGCAGGCGCGGTTGGGATTAAAGGCCTTGTGCCTGCGCCCTCGGTGGCCGATCGGCTGAAGGTACTGAGCGGGGCGGGGACCTGGGTTCCGCTGCCAACAGGAGCAGCATGGGGCGCAATTACAGGGGCACTTTCTGATCAGTCGGATTTGCAGGCGGCGTTGGATGCTAAAGCCAGTTTGGCAAGTGTCCCAGTAATTCCTACTGCGGCTACGTTCATCCGCCTTGCCGAGGCATCCAACACCACGGTAACACTGCCAGCGGGCGGGACTTGGGCATGGTGGTATATAAGGATGAACTCATCTAGCGGCGTGTATAGCGGTGTCAATCCGCAAGTAGGTGTAAGTGCAGGAGGCACCGTGATATCGGCTGCTACTTCAGGAATTTACCCTATGGGGATTGCGTGGAAAATATCATGAGTGAATTTTATTATCTTACAGATGGATCGGCTGTTGGTAATTACAACGGAATGCCTTACAACTTTCACCCTAAAGCAACGCCTGAGCAATGGTCTTGGTTTCAGGCAGAGCTTGCGGCTGGTAATTTTCAGGAGGTTGCTAGGCCGCCAGACCCTGCGGCAGATCCGATTGATCCAGCAATTGTCGAAAACTCGTGGCGCGAAACCCAAATGCCTATCGCCCAGCAGAATGTGACCGCCATCGAGTACGGCGAGGAAGACATTACCGGAACCGCTCAGCAGTGGCAGAAATACTGGCTGGCCCTACGCAAGTGGACCGAAATCAATCCTGACTTTCCCGACAGTAGCAAGCGCCCAGTAGCGCCGAGCTGATTCATAGCCGAACAACGACACCCGCCATCGAGCGGGTTTATTTTTGCCTGGAGAAAAGCAATGGCAAGACTTTCCGAATCTCGCGCTGGCGGCCGCAATGCGCTGGCCTTCCTCGACATGCTTGCATGGGGCGAGGGAACCAGCACCTCACCGGCCACGGCTATGGATGGCTACGACGTGATCGTGACGGGCATCGATCGCAAACCCGAGGTGTTCAAGGATTTCACGGACCACCCGTTCGCCAAGGGGCGCGCGTCGAAGGTCATCAACAGCAAAGGCCTCACGTCCAATGCGTCAGGCCGGTACCAGCAGATGCTGAAGGACTGGCCGCATTACAAGGCCTTGCTCAAGCTCACGGACTTCAGTCCGATCAGCCAGGACTTGGTAGCGCTGCAGCACATCCGCGAGTGCCGGGCATTGCCTGACGTGCTTGCCGGACGGATCGAGATGGCTATCGCGAAGTGCCGGAACATCTGGGCCAGCTTGCCGGGTGCCGGATATGGCCAGCGCGAGCAACGCCTGGAAGATCTGCTGAAGCAATACCGACTGGCTGGCGGGGTGATGTCGTGACGCCGATGAAGATTGTGGCCGTCATCCTGCTGGCGGTCGTGATCAGCGCTGGAGGTACCTGGCGAGTGCAGGACTATCGCTACGGCAAGCAGCTGGCAGAACTTGGCAAAGCTCAGGCGCTCGCCATCACCGAGGCGGGCAACACGGCCCGTTTAGAAGAACAGCGCCGCCAGAAGGCAGTGAATAAGGAGGCAAGCGATGCGCGAGAACAGAACAAGGCTGCAACTGTGGATGCTGGTGCCGCTGACGCTGCTGGTGACCGGCTGCATATCGAAGCAGGCAAGTTCGCCGCCAATGCCTGCGGCGATCCCGGAACTGCCCAGCGAGGCGCGTCAGCCACCCGCGCCGCAATGGTGCTCTCCGACCTGCTCCAGCGGGCTGACAAAAGAGCGGGAGAGTTGGCGGCTGCTTATGACCGAGCCCGAATAGCGGGACTGACCTGCGAGAGAAGCTATAACTCGTTGAGTGTCAGGCCTGCTTCTCAGTAAGTTTTCGCAGTTCTCCCAGTAGCCGCTGGTTCTCTCTAAGTAGATGGTCGCGCTGTTCGGCTACGAGCTTAATGCTAAGGATGCTGGGGGGTGACCCAAGCTGTTTCAGCTCATCAAGATCGTGTTTCGCTAGCTTCAGCGCTTCCTCTGCATCCGCCTTTCCAGTGAGCAGGAGATCGTTCATCTGCACCAGCCCGGCTACATTCGCCCGGGCCTTACGCAGCTGATCTTGTGCTCCGTTGAGCTCGTCTTCGAGAAGGGCGCACTGGTGCTTGTACATTTCCAGAGGCGTCGGGCATCCGAGCCACTCACAGGTGTCTTGATCGATGTTCAT